CCCCAAGAATGGGTCCGGTTCAAAACGAGTAGACGATAGTGCCCACAAAATCGCTTCCCTTGACAAATTTACCGGAGCCCAACCTGAATTCCACTTCCACGACGCTGTTTCATCTGCTGACATTCCACGCTCCTCCTGGGACAATGACTGAAGAGGCACCTCCGAGACTAAGTCCGGTGGCAAGCCCATGTCATGAACCCGCGGAGGAGCTGGCATACCAGTATCCACAGCGCCCAAAGAAAACTTCCGGGCAAGACGAAGAGCGAGAAGGCCTCGAAAACCCATGTCGGGAAGGGAAAAACGACTGGATCGTAATTCACCTATATGAGCTTTGAAAAAAGCTCGGCCGACACGGTATCGAAGGTCGCCATCGAAATTGCCGACAAAGTCATCGAAAGACTTCCCAAGGCAATTAAGATGCTCGCTCTTACGAAGCATCCCGAACCTCACGGTGTGAGCCTCGCACAGGAACCCGTCCTTCCACCTAAAAAGGGTGGAATTCAAGGATCCGTGGTCCTCAGCGACACCGGTCTTGGTCCGTTCAACTTCCAAACCAAGAAGACAAACAGTCTCCATCCAGTGCCTCGCGAACGAGCGACTAGACTGGAACATAATGTCATCACCATTTATGCCAACAGGAATCTCTTTGCTATCTAAACCGGCGGACCGGATAGTCCAAAGGAAAGCAAAGTAATTCTGAAGGCACAAAAGTGGAAAGGAAAGATACGAACCCATCATTTGTCCCCTGGTGGGAACAAAGGGTTCAAGGGTATCATCCTTGTTATGCATTATGGGTGATAAACACTCGATAGCGAAGCCTTTAATATCGTCAGGAACGAAAACGGCATTCGCCAAAAGTGTCTCCAAGATCGACTCAGCAACGAGCTTTGAGAGCCCGTCAGTAGCCGACTTGTAATCACCGGAGACGAGGACGCCGGCTCCCTCACGGAAGCCGGCGTCGCGGAAGAAACGGAGATCAGGCTTGCCGCGACAAAGCCAACGCTCCTTAGAAATCCAAGAGTAAATTGTCTTGTGCAGTGGCTTCAGGTACAAAGCCTCTGCATCAAACTTGGATAAAGGACGCGGCTTCCCCGCAGACTGAACCACCATCAATGTACCCTCAAGTATGTCCGGAACACCATCACCATGCAGGACGACGTCAAGGAAACTGGCATGGGAATGCCATTTTCCTTGACCGCCACCTGAGGTCATGATGTTCAGACACCCACCGGTCGAGCGACTTCCGGAGGAAGGACAACTCGAACCAGGAAATTTACGGGTAGCTGATAGTGGAGGGGAAGTAGAACGACAAAAGGATTCATAAGAAGCATCCCAACCCTTCGAAAACAATCGACGGGTCTGTTGCTTGACAAACTTCAAATATCCTTTTGGCATCACTGGAGAAGGCTGCTGGAGGCCCTCCACCAACTTATCAAGAAGACCTTTGGCCATGCATTCGCATGAATCGGGTAGCATCTTCTTAAT